TGAACTCGGCAATGTAACATTCGAAGCAATCAAAGACGAAACGCTTGAACGTCTCAAAACAATCGAGCAAAGACTCAAGGAGGTCATGAAAAAATGAAAAATCTCGCACCTTATTCAGCAGGCTACTCGGACGTCGACGTAAGCATTGTCGACTATGACAAAAATATCGCAAGACATGCGTGGAACTGCTACAGAATGACTTGGCGTGAATTGCAAGACGTCGAATACGACGTAAATGACAAACGTGTTCGTGAAGCAATTCGCAACATCATCACATTCAAAGCGTTGCCCATGCCTCGTGAACAGGCGCTTATGACGTTCAGAATTGAGAATGTATCTCGTGTTTGTCTTGCGCAAATCACACGTCAACGCAAAGCGGCGTTTAACGTCGAATCTCAAATGCCGCAGCCTGTTGGGCACAACGTAATCATTCCGCTCAACATTTGGCAGGACGAAAATCTGCGCAAAGAGGCCATCGAACTTTGCGAAGCCTCGCAAAACTTTTACAACAAGCTCGTCGACATGGGCATTCCGTATCAGGACGCTCGTTACATGCTCATTCATGGACAGACCACATCGTTTGTGTATGTCGTCGACATCAACACATTCTGCGGTTCGTTCGGTATGCGTTGTGAGAATAATCTGAGCGACGAAATCAATCTTGTCTACAGATTGTGTCTTCACAGAATGCTCGAACAACTCGAAGAAGATTACAAAAGCGGCGACATCGACGAACTCACGTATTTGTTCTACAAAGACATTCTTGCCGGCTGTGACTGTCAGGGCGCAAAACAGAGAAAAGGCATGAACACCGACAAAGTGTTCGGCAACTCGTTTATGCGTTTCAACGATGCGAACGAAGAAGTTACGGCGGCAACCGTGAATTGCACATGCGACTTCAAAAAGAGTGCGTGGTATGCCGAACTTATGCGTATGTACGACAACGAAGAATTCGAGCTCTTATTCCCGGGCGAAAAAGAGATGATTGAACGTTGGAAGGCGGGCATTTTCAATGAAACTTAAAGTCTTCAACATCGAACTCGACGGCATCGACAAATGCGGCAAAGACTCTGTCAGACCGTATGTGTTTTATCTCGAACCCGGAAAGTATTTGTGCAGAGCACGCGGTTTGATTTCGCAAATCGCGTATGCAAAGCTTTACAAACGGAACATCGAATGGGACGGCGCAGATTATGCAAAGAACACACTCTTTGTGTTGCTCGAAGTCGACAAACAGGATTGGGAAATTCGTTGCAAACTCACGAACGAACCGAACACAGGCTTCACATACGAAGAGATGACTCAAGCATTTAAGCTTGCGCTTTATGAGCTCAAAGAACGTTTCGATGTTCCGGAAAATCATATACTCATGTTCAACACTTCGGAGTACACGCCGTATGCGATTGCCGACGAAATCAAGACACATCTTGAGTATCTGAACAATCAAAACTAAGTCACAGGTTTACTTCTGAGACATTTAATGAGAGGTCTAAATATTCCTATTACACCCTCATTAAAGTGTCTCAGAAGTTAAGCCAGATAAACAGGAGAACATCACAATGCCTACGTTTACTAAATCACAATACGAGCTCATATCAAGTATACTTTGGTGTTTACCCGAAGATATTTGTATATGCGACGATGCTGCAGGAGGTATGACGAATTCGAGTATTTTGATTGACGTAAAGTCAAAAAAGTACATAGTTCGACTTCCCGGCAAAGGTTCGAAAGAGCTCATCAATCGTTCGCAAGAGTATCATGTCTACAACTTTTTGCACAATCTCAAGTACGACAATCTCACAGTTTTCATCTCGCCTGACGGCATGAAAATTACGAAGTACATCACAAACCCTCGTAATTGCGACCCGAACAAATCAACCGACGTTATGGCGTGCATGACAAAACTTCGTGAGTTTCACGAACTTGAGCTTAGACCGAACGTCGAGTACTTCTCGTTAACTGCCAACATCGACAGATACCGCGAGCTTGCAAAAATTCGCAATCACACTCCTCGAGTAAAATATGAAGAGGTGTACAATCGATGCCTGCAAATCGCTGCTTGGATTGAACGACTGCCTCGCAAGTGTTGTTTATGCCAAATTGATGCAAACCCCGACAATGCGATTTTTGCGGGTTGCTCGGGAATACCGACGCTTATCGATTGGGAATACGCAGGTTTGCAAGACCCGCATATTGACATTGCAATGTGGGCGACATATTGCAACTACAGCATAGAACAGTTCAACACTATCATGAGCAACTACTTTCGCAAAGACATCGACAACGATACTCGATATAAGATTTACGGGTATGCCGCTCTTGCAGGAATGCTTTGGTATAACTGGTGTATTTACAAGCAAAATTGCGGCGTGACATACGGTGACTACACAAGCAATCAATTTGAGTACGCCGACAAATATTCGGACATCGTACTACGATACATCAAAAACAAAGAATAAATACAATCGCCCGACAAGCTCGGGCTTTTGCTATCTCTTCGTTCAAGTTCTTGAAAATATTTTTGAAAAGTTACATCAAAGTAGTTTACTTTCGAGAAAAATTGTGATATAATAGAACTAAGATAAATATAAGGAGGACCTTAAATGGTACATGAAATCAAGTCCGCAATAATTCTTGCGGCAGGTCGTGGTAAACGACTTGAAAACCTGACTGACGAACAACCCAAGCCTTTGTGCAAAGTACGAGGCGAAGTGTTGATTGAACGTCTCATTGAACAGCTTCAGGCAAAAGGCATAGACGATATCTATGTTGTTGTCGGCTATAAATACTGGAAGTTCAACTATTTGAATGAAAAGTATGCCATTACGCTCGTATATAACAAAAAGTGGTTTTGTACGAACAACATCATCTCGTTCATTAAGGGCTATGAAGGACTTTCTCGTTGTTCAAAGTCGTATGGCACAGTTATGCTCGATGCAGACTTATACATCGAAGATGACAGTGTAATCGAAACGAAAATCGAACGTTCTGGGTATTATCTCGAATATTGCGAAGATGCTGAACGTTGCGCAAAAGAGTGGGTCGCAAATATCTCTGGCGCAGCAAGACGTAAAATTCATCGTGTCATAACAGACGGTTCGTGCAAATCTGGTTATGTCTTACGTTCATTATCGTTCTGGACGCCTATGGACATGGCAAAACTTTATGAACTCGCAAAGGAAGCGACAAAAGATGGTAAGAATATGCAATGTTACATTGACAACATACCTTGTGTGTTGTATGACGATAAATTCGACCTTTGTGCATACGTTGCAGACAAACCTGCATTGCTTGAAATCGACACAGTGCTTGACTATAAGCAAGCAAATAAGGAGACAAACAATGAAGAAAATTCGTGAAAAGTTCGCCAAGTTTGACAAGACAATCTTGTTCATTCCGGCGATAATCGTGATTGTGCTGGGAGTGCTCATCACAATCTTCGCAACACAAGCCGAGACTGTCATTATGGCTGCACGTACGTTTCTTGGAGACAAGTTCGGCTGGTACTATTTGCTGTTCGGGCTTGCGGCATTTTTGCTTTTGTTCTATCTCGCATTCTCAAAGGTCGGCAAAATTCGTCTCGGTAAAGAGACAGACAAACCGATGAAGCTCGGAACGTACGGCATTCTGATTTTTACATCGACTATGGCTGCGGACATTTTGTTCTATGCGATGCATGAGTGGACATATTACTTCAACTCGAGCAATGCACTTACAGGCGCAGGTTCGACAGACCAGATGCTCAACTCGTCGACTTACACATATTTTCACTGGGGACTCATTCCTTGGGCGTTCTATCTTGTGTTGGCTGTTATATACGCATTTATGTTCTTCACTCGCAAAAAACGTGATGCACAGGGCATGGGTCAAATGTGTCTTTCGCTTTTCGAGAAAACAGGTCGACCGAAACTTGCAAACGGACTTAAATCGACGACAAACGTTGTGGCAGTGGTCGGACTGTTGCTTGGAACATCGACAACGTTTAGTGTTACAACACCGCTCATGACTGCGATTGTCTGCAAACTCTTCGGCATTGCATCATCGCCGGCAATCTCGGTCGTAATACTTTGCATCATCGCAATCATCTACACAGCCGCAGTGTTGGTCGGACATAAAGGCATCTCGATTGTTGCAAAGATAACGACAATTTTGTTTTCATTACTCTTGGCGTTGTTCTTCATTATGGGCAACCCGTTGTTCATTCTTGAGAACGGCATTCAAGGCATCGGAAACATGTTCGTAAACTTCTTCAGCATGGCGACTTGGACAGACCCTGCTCGTGCATCGGGCGGATTTGTGCAAGACTGGACGGTGTTTTACTGGGCATACTGGATTGCTTGGTGCGTTGCAACTCCGTTCTTCATTGCGAAAATCTCAAAAGGTCGCACAATCAAGCAAGTATTGTTACAAGGCGGTACAGCGGGTTTACTCGGAACGTTTGCAAGCTTTACGATTTTCGGTGGTTTCGGAATGAGTGCTCAAGCATCGGGTTTTGACTTTGCAGGAATGATTGCTTCGGGCGCGTCACCTGCACAATGTATCATCGAGTTGATTTGTTCGAAAGGTTCGGGCTTCTGGTACATCGCACTTCCTTTGCTCCTGCTCACAATGTTCGGGCTTTACGCTTCGACATTCGATGCTTTGACAGATGTTGTGAGTTCGTTCTCATACAAAAAACTTGACATCGATGCATCGCCGTCAAAGCCTGTGAAGATTTACTGGGCGCTGTTATTCTTAGTGTTGCCGATTGCACTCATATTTTTGGACGGCACAAATCACTTACTTCAGTCAATGGCAATAATTGGTGCGTTTTTGCTCACATTCATAATGATGTGCATCGTAATTTCATTCTTCATCGAATTGAAACGGCACAACGCAAAACCCAACACTGACGAGGAGGCTGAAAATGATACGACAGAAAATTGAGCTACTCAAAAAACAGATGCCCATCGAAATACGAGTTGAGCAAGTCAAACAAGTTTGTGTGAGACTGCTCAAAGCGTTCGCAGATGTTTGTGCGAAGTACAATCTCAAATGGTGGGTCGATGGCGGAACATTGCTCGGAACAGTTCGAGACGGTCACATGATACCGTGGGACGACGATGTTGACGTTACGATGCCTCGTGAAGACTACACAAGATTGCTCAACATCGCAGAACGAGACCCGCAAATCTTTGGTGCAGCTTACTTCTTTCAGACTGCAAGAACCGACAATTGTTTCGAAGTTCATGCAAAACTTCGTGACAAATTCACGACGGCATTGACAGAACGTGAGTATCGAGGCTCGCACAACAAAGGCATGTTTCTCGACATCTTTCCGCTTGACAATGCGCCTGAGTTGTTGCAAGTTCGTGAAGATGTCGCAGGTTTCGTCAAGACCGTCGCAAAGCATACGAGACAAGATATTGAACCTCGAGTTCCCGGCTATTACTGGGACATGCTCAATTCGGTTTTGAAAGACATTCATGAACGAAACGAACGTTCGGAACACATCGCAAATATGGTGTTTTGGCGATACGACCGAGAGCTCATCATCTTGAAAAAGTCGTGGTACGAAAAGACAGCTGCAATGCCGTTTGAAGGCATGATGGTGCCTGTGCCGTACATGATGGAGCAAGTGTTGAGCACTTGGTATGGCTGGTCATGGGAAACGCCTCAAAAAGTCAATAACTGTCATCGAGGTTACGTCGACCCGTTCACATCATACAAAGAATACGATGGACTCACAAAAGAAGAGTTCGAGTATCTCATAAAATAATTTGCAAAATTGTTCGAAAAGTGGCTTAAAGTAGTTTACTTTTCGAACAATTTGTGATATAATGAATATAAGATAAGTAAGGAGAACTGACTATGAAGTTCAAAAAATTTAGAGAGGACGTCAAGACTCCGGCAAAGTCGCATTTACCTGACGTAGGTTTAGATTTGTTTATGCCTGAGGCGTTTGACATTGAGCCGCTCGAAACAAAAACGATTGGGCTTGGCTTGGGCGTTGCAATTCCTGAAGGTTTTGCCGGAATGCTCGTACCTCGTTCTTCGATTGCAGCAAAAGGACTTGTCATTCAGACATCGATAATCGACCCCGATTATACGGGTGAATTTCATGTTATCGTGACAAACTGCTCGAACAAGACACAACACATCGAGCGTGAACAGCGTTTGTGCTCGCTTGTGATGTTCAACGCACTCAATGCACGTGTTGAGTTGGTTGAGAACTTTGAGCAAACAGAACGTGGAAACGATGGACTTGGGAGTAGTGGAGTATGAGGCGAAACATTGTCATTTTCGACTTTGAGGTCTTCAAATTCGATACGCTTCTCGGAGCAATCGTTTTGAGAGACGATGACGCTGAGGTGTTTCAGACGTGGAATTTAGCAGAGATGATTAAGTTTTACGAAGCAAATAAGCAAAGCATCTGGGTCGGTCACAACAATGCGTTTTACGACAACTACATCTTGCAAGAGGTTGTTCGCGGACGTAGTTCGCCCGGCATCAAAAAGAAGTCTGACGAGCTTATTCAACATTCTCGTAAGTCGTATCTCGATATCACATTGCATTGGTACGACTTAATGTCTCAGCACATGATTGGCTTGAAAACAGTTGAGTGTGCAGTCGGTAAGGACATCTCGACATCCGAAGTCGACTTCAACACACCTCGACTTTTGACGGCTGAAGAGAGAGCTAAGACTGAGTCGTATAACAGAGACGACCTTGACCAAACGCTCGACGACTTCTACAACACTTTGTCGGAGTTTACGTTGAGACTCGACATCATCAACGAATTCAAACTTCCGCTTGACGCATTGCATGCAACGGGAACACAAGTTGCAGAGATGGTTCTTCATGCCGAAAAGATTGACGGCATCGAAGATTGGTACGTTCCTCCGACAGTCTATCCGACGCTTCAGGTGAAAAATCAGCAAGTGTTGGACTTTTACTTAAACGAAGATTTTCGTAAAGGTAAGAACTTAGCACTTGACATTTGCGGAACGCCGCATAAGCTTGGCGCAGGCGGTATTCATGGAGCGCTTAAAAAGTATCACACAGATTGGGCGTATTACTTCGACGTTTCTGGGTATTACAATCTTGTGATGATAAACTACGATTTGCTTCCTCGTTCAATACCTGACGAGTACAAAGAGTTCTACACGTACATGTATCACGAACAACTCAAGCTCAAAAAGACCGACCCGAACAAACGTTGGGTGTACAAGGTGATTTTGCTTTCGGTGTTCGGCGCGATGACAAATCCGTACTGTAAGTTTTATGACCCGAATAGAGGAACGCTTGTTACAATGGTCGGTCAGATGTTCTTAGTCGACCTGCTCGAAAAGCTTGATGGAAAAGCAACAATTGTTCAGAGCAACACCGACGGCATCATCGCGAAAGCGCTGCCTGGTGTTGAGGAAGCCGAAATGCGAGCCATCATCGATGAGTGGCAAAACAGAACAGGCTTTGTGCTAAAGCTTGAGAAAGTTTACGACATCCATCAGAGAGATGTCAACAATTACGTGTATCGCACAGAGGACGGTAAAATCAAAACATTGGGCGAAGTCTTCAAGCATTATGACGCTTGGGAGAACCCGTTCTATGAAGACTCGTATCGTGCGAAAGAGCCGATTATCATCGAGCATGCAGTTGTTGACTACTTCATGAACAATCGTTTGCCCGAAGAGACCATCGAAATGCACAAACGTCAGCTTCGTATGTTTCAGTTCATTTGCAAGAAAAACACGTACGATTGGATTGATATCGAAAAGCTCGATTTGTGCACAAATGAGATGACGGTCGAACGTCTTGGAAGCGTGTGTCGAGCATTCGCATACAACAATCCCGACGTTCGTTGGACGATATACAAGCACAAACCCGACAGTCGAGCTCCGAAAAGTACATTGCAAAATGTTCCGGACAACGTGTTCGTTCACAATACGGAGATTTTGTCCGAGTCTGCTGTAAATGCGGCGATGCAGCACATCGACTATGACTATTACATTCGTCGTTCGTATCAACGCATACAGGAGTTTATCGAAATGAAGCAGGTGAAGAAAATACTATGACAAAAGCAGTCGAACGCAAAATCAACAAAATCTACTGGACACTCTTCAAAAAATGTTTCACCAACACAACGCTCGCATCTCTTTCGAGAGGTGACAGAAAGCCTGTAAAGAAGAAAGTGTTGCAGTTGCAATCGTCGAAGCAATTCGACGATTTTGCTGCGAAATTTTCGAAGGAGCTCGCCAAGCAAGGTTTGTTGGGAACGAAAGGCGTTTGGCGCAAGTATTACGAAGCTGCTCGAGCAAGCGGCCACATCTCGCTCAAAACATCTTTCACAGAGTATGAGTACAACAACATGACCGCTGCGATAAAGCAGAACTTCACGATGATAAAATCGATACCGAGCAAGTTTCTTGAAGTGCTCGAGCATAAATACACTTCGACGCTTATAGAACAAGTCGCAAAAGGCTCGATTGGTCGTCGCTCATTCAGAACGCAACTCGAAAAGCACGGTCACAAAAACGCAGCTCTTATTGCTCGAACTGAAACTGCGAAGCTGCAAACGGCAATTCTCGAAGAACGCTCAACACAGCTCGGCAGTGTTGCGTATATCTGGCTCGCATCGAACGATAGACGAACACGTAAGTCACACAAAGACATGAACAGCGTTGTCGTTTTCTGGAAACACGCAAAACCTGAACTCGACGGTTTGACAGGACATGCTGGTGAGTTTCCGAATTGTCGTTGCTCGCCTCAACCTATCGTTGACGAAGACGACCTCACAAAGCTCACGTATCGTGTCTATGACTATCGAGCTCATCGAGTTATTACTCTGAGTAGACAAAACTTGGTCGAGGCCCTCAAAATGGGTCATTTGTAAGTTTCGTTTACATACAAATCAATCGTTGATAAAACGAGTTCACTAGATTAACTCAGAGATATTTTGCAAGTCTTTTAATAGGAATAATAATAAAAGCAGCAAAGTGTCTCAGAAGTCAAATCTGAACCTCGTTTATTCATAAGTAAATTATATCAAAAAGGAGAACCCAAAATGGAAAAAGACCTCACATTCATGCTCATCGAGACCGCGGACGAAATGGAGAGAACACTCTCTCACATCGACAAGGTCACAGCAGAACAGAACGAACTCATCGAGCTCGTTAACGAGAGCGACAAAGCAAAGAAGTTTGAAAGCTTTACGCATTCGCTCAAGAACGACATCGACAACACGCTCAATCAGAAAGCTCAGCTCGAAGAGCGGCACGCAATGTTGCGCGACGTCATCAAAGAGTGTCAGTCGAACGCTCATGTCGCAAGTGTTGTGTCGACGCTTTGCAGAGCATTCGGTATTTTCGGCACGAACATGCCTGAAGAACCTGCGGAAGAGGGCGGCAAAGTTATCGAATTCCCGAAGAAAGATTAAGGCACAAGTATGGACCTGATTGAAAAAGCATTGCGAAGAACGCTATATCGCAAAAGCTTTTACGAGTTTGTGAAAGCTTTCTGGAATACAGCCGACCCGTCGAAATTTGTTGATGGATGGCTCATTCAGTACTATTGCGAAGTGTTTCAGTATATGTGCAAAGGTTGGGTCGGTTACGATGCTCCAAAAATCGTCATACCTGAAGTTGGACCGGACGTTGACATATTAGACGTTCGTCAAAACAAGCAAAACTTATGCTTGATGGTCCCTCCGAGACACACGAAATCGATGATTTTCAACGTCTTCGGTCCGACGTGGTTATGGCTTTCCGCTCCAATCAAAGCTGCATCTGTTTCACACACCGGCGGACTTGCAACACAGATGAACACTAAGCGACATCGAATTCTCAACTCTGCAGAGTTTCGTGAGCTCTTTCCTGAGATTGAACTCGTAACAAATGCGAAAGGACAGCTCGTTGATAATCGAGGCGCTGAGATGTATTCGATGAACAGAAACGCATTTACCGGTTACGGCGGCGACATCATCATCAACGACGACTTGACGAACGCAGAAACGGCTCGTAAAGACCAAGCCGAGATGAGTAATGCGTGGGCATACTACCAAAATACGATGCCTTCTCGTATCAACGACATCAACAAGTGCATCATCATGAACATTCAGCAAAGACTCGCGCCAAACGACATTGCGGGTCACATCATGAACGAGCCTAAGCTTGCGGCTCGTTACGTGTTCATTACGCTGCCTGCAATTTTCCAGCACGAAACGATAATCGTGTTTCCCATCTCGGGTCAAATAAAACGACTCAAAAAAGGTGACTTCTTGTGGCCTGAACGTTTCGGTAATTACGAGTCGTTGAGAGCTGATGTTGGTGAAACGATTTTCGAGACTCAGTACTTGCAAAATCCAATTGCGTCCGACAAGACCGCAATTAAGCCTGACATGATTATCGAAAAGGACATGCCTGACACGCCTGGTGTTGAGAATGCCGAAATCACATTCGCATCACACGACTTCCCTGTGAAAGACAAAGATACGTCTGACTTCTTAGGGTCGTGTCTTGGGTATCGAGTTCGTGGAACGCTCTACATCACAGATTGCTTAGAGAAGCGAATGGGCTTCACAAAGGGAGTCGAATACGTCGAGCAAATTGACAACGTCTTCCCTGGCACAATACAAGTGATAGAAGACAAAGCAAACGGTTCGCCGATTTTGCAACAGCTTCAAGACACTGTCGCAGGAATGCAAGCGTTTCAACCTGGAACGGCTTCTAAGTTTCAACGACTTGAGTCTGCATCGCTCTATATGGTGTCCGGAAACGTCGTCTTTGTTCGTACGGTCTTCAACAAGCTCACTCAACAATGGGAGCTCTCGCCTGCTTTGCGAAATCTCAAACAACGATTGCTCAACTTCCCGTTTGTTGAACACGACGATATTGTGGACGCATTCTCGATGCTTGTGTTATTCGTATTTATGGACCGTCGCAATATGGTATATGGGCGTTCGTTCAATGATGAAAACATTGTCGACGCGGACTCTTACGACAGCAAATACTCGACGATATTCTTCAACAAAGAGGGAGACCTTTGGAAGGCTCACGAAATCAAAGTCAAGTACGCCGAGAAGACAAAGCTCATCGTTTCTCGAGAGATTATGTTCAAGGCATCGCTTGAAGAAGGACTCAATCAACTCAAAGCATTCGCACCTAAAAAGAGCGTGTTCATCGATTGTTCTGCAACACCTGCACTCTCTGGCATGTATCAGAAGTCTGTGACTGTCGAACGATATGAGATTGAAGACTTCGACAAGAGCGTTGCTCAACTGAACTTGGCGTTTTCGAACAAGTCTGTGTTGGTCGACAGGCATTGCGTTTCTACGAAAGTTGATATCGAGAGCTTCAAATTCGCAAAGTCAAAAGACGAAAACGTTCGCTATCAAACGACAAAAGACGGTTTCGTCGCGTGCATGCGTGTCGCGTTAAAGTATTATGGAGGCATCACGTAACGTACGCATATGCACACATACGTATACACGCACCTTCGCCTAATATACGCAGTATATCAGGCGAAAATTTTTTTTCAAAAACTTTTCAAAAAGTACTCAAAAGTAGTTTACT